TTATCATACCTGATACGGATGGTAATCAATTAATTATTGGCCAACCCGGATTATTGTGTAATCTTAAATTTGAGTATGATGGTGGACAAAAACGTGCTGACAGACGTGGATTGAAAGTCACTTACTCAGCTGACTCTAAAGCTCCTTACGTTTATCTTGCTACACCTATCGACATTGATGCATTGTTCGATTAAGACTGAAGTATATGCTGAAAATTATTGAATCATGGCTAGCTAATCCATCCGGTAGATACCAGGATGGATTAGCCATATTCTCGCAGTTAGCACCCGAGGATATCAAGAAGAAATACCTTGCGTTTTTTCAGGAAATTGAAAAGGAAAAAGACCAGTTTGATTCGCATTTCACTATGCTGATTAATAAGGTAGCTGCTATCGCTCATAAGATTAAGGTTAATCCCAAAGCTTTTGAGAATTTTGAATTGATTTTGAAATCTACCGATTTGGATCCAGCTACACTGGCTACTATTGAAGAAAAAAATCAGAAGATTTTAGCACTCAAGGAAAAACTTATAACGTTGAAATCAGAAAATCAGGAATTGATTTCCGAAAATGAAGATTTGAATGAAAATGTGGAAGACCTGGAAGCAGATTTGAACGAAGCTGAAGATACTATTGAAGCGTATGAGAGTCAGATTACTAATTTGGAAACTGAAATTGAAGCGCTCAAAGCCAAACGTGGTATTCAGATCGTTGCCCTGAAGGATATGCCGGAAGATCTTCAAAAGAAATTTGAGCGTAATCAACTGATCACTCCATTAATGGCAACTATTCATACGCAAATGGCTGTTGAGGGGCTTCATCATAAGACTCGTGAGAATTTGGTAAAACAACTGCTTGAGTTAGATGACGAACGTCGTCAGAACTGGGAAGATATCGATGCCTGGAGTGAAGGTCGCCAGACTGAAGATTTCACGATTGAAGTTCCTGCTTATGATGATGATCCAACCATTGCCGGCGCTCAAATGGCACGTCGGGTTATCAGACTTCAGGAAAACATTGCTCGTTCAAAGGATCTGGCAGAAAATTCAGACAAGGAAACTATTAAAGCCAATGCTTTGAAACGCATTGAAGCTTATGAGATTGAACTTGCTGAACTCAAGGCAAAATTGGAGCCTGCTCCTGCTACCGATGTTGATAGCTCAAAGGGTGGTGATGATAAGTAGTGAGTTTGATCGATTGTTCCGCGGGCATGAACGCCCTGGAACAATCGAACCTTTGATTCATAAAGGAGAATGGGCAATACACGACGTATTGCCTTTTCTTTTACAAAGAACTGGTCCTGCAAGTGTCAAGATAGCCACATTTAGCGTATCTGAAGACAGCCTGAGGCCATTGTTCTTCCAGGTTGATTCAGGTATGATCACAAAGCTTACTTTGTTGCTGGATGCTACTGTAAAGAGGCACAAACTTGATATGTTGCTTTTCGCAATGAATATCACTCCTGATATCAGGATTGACAGCAATCATGCTAAAATACTTTTGTTACAAAATGAAACCAACGCTTTTGGTATAGTTGGATCTGCAAATCTGAATCAACCAAGGAGAATTGAAGCCGGATTTTATTTTACTGCAGGAAAATACTTCGATTTTTTCAATGAACAATTTGATAAATACTACAGCGAAGCAATGCCCTATGAACTTGACTGATGAAGAATTGATACGGGTTGAAGAGATGGCAGCTGCGCTATTGCCGGCTGAAGAAATAGCCATACTTCTTGGTTTGCCTGCCGAGAAAAGATCGCTATTGATAGAAGTTGTCAAAAACCATATAAACTCACCGGTTTATATGGCCTTTCACCGTGGAAGGCTTACCACTAAACTTGAGCTAAGAAAGACAGTTATCAAACTGGCCAAACATGGTAGTCCAGCAGCTGAACCCATTGCCGATAAATATCTAACCGAACAAATGATATAAACTATGGCTACAAAAGAACTTACCGTATATGAGAAAGTAGAAAGGTGCTTATATATGCCGGCTGAAGAAGCTGAAAAATACCTTACACCCGGACAAATGGAAATCAAGGAGCGATTAATGCTTTGCGTATCGGTTTTGCTGGCAGAACCACTCAAGCAAGATACTGAAATAGTCAATTTCCTAATGTGTGGTTGTGGTGGAGCTTGTGAAGCTGTAAGTCAATCACAGGCTTATAGAGACGTTGCAGCACTTCGTAAAATGGTTGGTAGTATTCAGCTGTCATCTAAAGCCTGGTATCGCTATATGATCGTTGAAGGGGCTAAGAAAGGCTATCAAATTGGTATTAATAAAAACGATAGCAAAGGAATTGCTGCATGTTTAGATAAAATCGGTAAATACACTAGAGCTGACAAAGAAGATGATGCTATTGATTGGACTGAAATGATTCCACCAAGTATGGTTGTCACCGATGATGTTACTGTACTGAATCTTGAACCAATTGAAAACTTAGAGGAAGAGCGGAAAAAGTTCAGAGCATTATTCAAAAAAAATTTGATTAGTAACGCTGAAGATCTATGAACGAATTTATTCAGCCACCAGCATCCGTACTCCTTAGACATGAAGAGGTCGTAAAAAGATTTTTCAATAACGCTCAACGTGATGCCATGCTTGTTTCTGCTCACGATGAATATATTGTTGCATCACGCGGAACGGGTAAATCTGAGGGGATTGATGCCAGGTTCATTATTCGAAATGTTTGGGAGATGCCCGGTTCTACCGGTGCGCTACTTTCTCCAACTTATTCCAAAGCCTGGGGTAATACATTGCCGGCAATATGTCATGCATTATCAACTTGGGGGTATCATGAGGGAGTTCATTTTTTCGTAGGTAGAAAAGCACCTGCAGATATGAATTTCAAAATGCCAAAGAGAAGACCTATGAAAAGTGCATGGGAAAACTGTTTGCATTTTTGGAATGGTACTATCTTAGTTGTGCTTTCATTCAATCAGGGCATGTCTGCAAACTCCATGTCGCTTGACTGGGTTATTGGTCCTGAAGCTAAGTTTCTATCCTACGAGAAAATAAAATCGGAAGTAGTTCCGGCCAATCGTGGTAATGAGCAATACTTTGGCGATTGCCCTCACCACCATTCAGTTCTTTATTCTACTGATATGCCAACATCTAAGATTGGTAAATGGATATTAGATAAGGATAGAGAAGTGTCTAGTTCACATATAAACTTTATAAGGAATCTGTATAAGGACATGGTTAAGTACTTCATTATACCTGAAGAACTCAGAACTGACTATGATAAAAGAATGCTCCGTGAATTGTTATCTGATATCGATCTTGCTAGAAAATTTCAAAAACCCGTTATACCACAAGAAGGAAAAGATCGTGAGTTTACAGTATATTATGCTGAGTACGATATATTTGAAAATATGGAAGTTGTTGGTAAAGACTTCATTTGGCAAATGTATCGTGATTCTCCTAACCTTATATGGCGTACTGCATTCCTGAATGAACGACTATTCCGTGTACCCAATGGGTTCTACTCTGCGCTCACTGAAGATCATTTCGATATACCTGGTGACAATGGTAAGATTCAGAACATGGATCTGATTGGTAAGTCAAAGAAAACAAATTGGAAGAAACTATCTTCATATGGGTGTATAGGTGATGGTGACCTAGACTTCAGTAAACCTATATACATTGGGTGTGATTGTAACAGTGCTATATCAACCTTATGTGCAGGTCAGGTGAATGAAGAAACCGGTGAACTAAGAATACTCAAATCATTCTTTATCAAGACACCTGGAAAGCTTCAGGATGTAGTTAAGATGTTTTGTGATTACTATGCCAATAAGTTGAACAAAGAAGTTGTGTTCTTCTTTGATCATACGTTTACCTGGACAAGTGGAACAATGCAGGATAGTTATGCTGATACAGTAATCAATAAGCTGACTGAGAATCATTATACTGTTACTCCAGTGTATATTGGTCAGTCACCTGGTCACGACTGGAAGCACCTGCAGATAGATAGTGCATTGAAAGAAACACCCGAATATCTATCCATATCATTCAATCTGGACAACAATGACTTTCTTAAGCTTGCAATGGAACAAACAGGCGTTAAGCAAGGTAAGACCGGCTTTGAAAAGGATAAGGATCCTGAGAAGTTACCCGATACTCCAGACAACCCGGATGAGTATAAGACTCACGTTACTGATGCTTTCGATACTTTATTCATTGGTTGCCAGTTCCACTTTGTTTCACCTAATAGTTACTCTGGATTTGGTGCTGCCTTTGGTGGTGCTGCGTAGTAGTTGTATGAATGTTTTGAGAGCCTGTCGATTCATCGATAGGCTTTTTTTATTTAAATCGGACACACGTGCGTGTGATCGAAAATAAGGGGGCGTTTTTTGTTAACACTCTGGCATATTACAGTTAAAAAAATGTTGCATCCGCAAGTTTTTTTGAGGGCGGTGCGTGGTGCATAGACACATCTAAGGGAAAAATTTTCCCTTGAGTAACCCTTTTAAAGATTGAAATTGAGAAAGTTGTTTATTTATTTAACTCAAATCTATGGGAAATACATGTTTTTTAACTTTATGCTTGAAAATAGCTTCATGAGATTAGGCTAAATCAATCATTTTTAAAATTCCAAGAACGAAAATAAAAAAGTTTTTTTTGTCCTTTAACTTCGGTATATTCAATAGTATTTTTGATTCATTAATTTAAACATAAATGGAAAAATTAATAAAGCAATCGGAGATTTGGGCTAAAATGGAAGAGATGGAAGGCGGTAAACCTAAACCATTTACTTTTCAGTGTGCGAAAAAAAACGGGGAACTTTTGACCTATAAAGATGCTGTACTGACTTCTATCCACTCCAAGGGAGGTACATTCAATGCGAGAATGCCCGGAGAAGCAAAACCTCACAAATACCGAAAAATACTTGTGACAAGATTTAATGAATTTAAAGTTTACATATAATGGCTAAAAAACAGGATGAAATAAAGTGTGAAGTGTTTGACTTTGGAGGCACTGCATACTTAAAAGGTTCAAAAACGGCAATTACTTTTTCGGATCATAAGGAGATGGTGGGTGATAGTACTACTCCAAAAAGTAATATTGAACCGAAAAATGGCAAAACATATGGTGAAAAAGCAATTGATTTTGCTAAAAAGGGATTAAACGATAAGCAACCGGTCGAAATCATGGATAAGATTTTTGCCTTATCTACACTTGGATCCAATGTGGCTTTTAATTCAAAAATGGCTTACGGCGATGGTATTATGGTTGTGAAAAAGATACGTGATGATAAGACTAAAGAGATAAAAATCGTTGAACAGCTTCCCAGTGAGCAACCCGAAATATTCAAGTTCCTGGAAGAAAATAACTATATCGGATCCGCTCAGGAATGGGGCAATGATATTGTTGTTTTCAACGAAGGATATGTTGAATTCGTATTTGCCAGGGGTGAGAATAAATTAGTAGAGATACATTATATTGAGTCTGTAAATAGCCGGATATCAATAGCCGATGATAATGGAGATATAAAATATCACGGCCGTTCCCTCAAGTGGCATGAATCAAACCCTGAAGATGTCCAGATTACTCCGCTTTTGGATCGTCGTCGTGCATTAAAGGATCTTCGCGTTAGACGTGGGTTAGATTTTGATCTGAATGGTAAAAAGGCTACCCCGAAAAAAACGGAAAGCAGCTATGTTCTTCAGCTGATGCTTCCAACTCCAGGGCGATTCTATTATGGGAAACCTTATTGGTGGTCAATATTTACCGATTGGTATGAATTTGCATTGGCAATCCCAAAATTCAAAAAAGCATTGCTTCAGAACCAAATGGTAATTAAGTTCCATGTGAAAATTGCTAAAAAGTTTTGGCCGAAATTATTTCTATCGAGGGGTCTTAATATAGATGTCAATAAGGCTGAATGCAAAGCCTGTCGTGAGAAATTTCTTCTTGATATGGATAAGTTCCTCTCGGGTGAAGAAAATGCTGGAAAATCATTTGTATCAGAGTTTGAATATGATAAAATCAATAAGTATGAGGATAATGATATTATTATTACTCCTATTGATTCCGGAGTAAAGGGTGGTGAATACCTTGATGACTCTTCTGAAGTAACTAATATCATTTGTTATGCTATGGAAATTCACCCAAGCGTGGTAGGTGCCACCGGAAAATCAGGAACTATCAACGGTACTGAAGCTCGCGAATTATTCATTATCAAACAAGCGCTTCAAAAACCTATCCGGGATTTGTTTGTACAACCGCTATACATTGCCAAAAATATAAATGGTTGGGATCCCGATATCCATTTCATTATTCCAAACATCATGCTTACCACGCTTGATCAGAATACAGGTGCTATTAAATCAACAGGAAATCAAAAACTACCATAATCATGAGCCTAATAATAAAAGATATAGCTACGTTAAGGAAAACTGTAAAAGTATCGGCTTCTGTTCTGTTTGAAGTTGTAGAGCCATTTTTGAAAAGTGCCAGGGATTTGTTTCTGATTCGTTACCTTGGCCGTGAGTTGATAGAAGTTTTGGAGTCGGAAACTGTTCCCGATCGCGCAATAGAACTTCGTGATCTCGTTCAAATGTCGCTTGGTCCGTTGTCCATGTGGGTAGGAGCTGCAGAACTGTCGGTTAGAATTGGTGACTCCGGGATGACCGTTGAGAATAACAAGGATAAGTTTGTTGCAGCCAGCGAAACTAAGATTACCAATGTAACCGAAAGCCTGGAGCGTCGTGGATTTCAATATCTGGATCTTGTTCTTGAGTATCTTGAGAAAAATAAGGATCAGTTCCCGGAATGGACTGAAAGCAGTTACTACACGCTTCGCTCAGGTAACTACATTCGTTCGGCCATACAGTTCCAGGAACTTGGTAAGGTTGATATTTCGTATAGCCGTCTGACTTTTGAAAGTCTCAGACCGATAATGTCAAATATCGAAGAGCATTATATCACCGACTTTATCGGTGAAGATTTGGATGAAACGCTTCGCCTGGTATTGGAAGCCGGACAATCAGATCCGCAAAAGCGACTCATTGCCAACATCCGTAAATTTGTAGCCTGCAAAACAGCTGAGCTATATACCAGTCAGGCGAGTAAACAGAACCGAACCGGTTCTGACGTAAAAGAGTATAAGCCGATAATTCGGCCGGCATACGGAGACATCTCCAATACCGGAAACTTTTACGCCGAACAATCCGCTTATTACCTAAGTAAGGTACAGCAAACTTTGAACAAGTACGCTGTTGAATTGGGCATCACTCCGGTGACTGATGCAATAGATTTTAATTCGGATGAACAACATATGTTTTACGCAGGATGAGAAAGCTAATTTGGTATGATCGGGAATATATGCTCCCATCGTCGATGAATGAAATGACGAATGAACAACTGATAGAACTGTCAGTTCTTACAGCTCAGCCAATGCCCATTCAGGAAGTGAAAGTGAAGATTTTATTTATTTGTCTGAATGCACAATTCAGGAGAATGAAAAATCCGAATTACTTCAGAGTGAAAATTGATGGTGAAACTTATGCAGTAACAGCCGATGAAGTTACGGCCATATCTGCGGCTTTCGACTTTTTGTATATAAAACCCGACGAAAAAGGGAATTGTTTCCTGGACATGAGACTAACCCGATGTCCCTATCCGGTATTAAAAATTAAAGGCACTGAATTCTTTGCCCCTGATAGCAACTTGACGGATATGCTGTACAATCAGTATATTTACTTGCAAAGTTTCGACCAAGCTAAAGATAAGAAGCCTGAAGTGATATATCAATGGTTGGGTGCTATGTTCAGAACTAACAAAGAAAAATTCAATCACAAGGATTTGAATCTTGAGTTGATGAAACATATCAACCCCCATGTAGTGGTACTGATGCTTTGGTTCTGGATAGGATCCTGTCGTTTTTTAGCCGAAAAGTTTCCGCGAGTATTCCCGGATGGTAACGATCCTGAATACGGAGATGTATATAGTGGCCAGCAACGATTGCTTGACTACATGGCCAAAGGTGATCCTGAAAAGAAACGAGCCTACAAGCAGGATATGCTGTATGATATATTATACTCGCTGGATTATATCCTCGAAATTGATGAACAAAATTCTGATTCTCCATAATACTTTTTTTTTTCATTGCATAATTTTTAAATGGTTATTTAGGTAAACCGCTCCAGACTGTGAAGTTAGGGCGGTTTTTTTGTATTAAGACTTTTTGTATCTTTGTTGCTAAATAAATTTATCAACCTTTAAAATTAATTATTTATGAAAAAAGTTTTATTGTTGGCTGTAATGGCTGTATTTTTTGTATGTGCTAACGCACAGAATAGCGATTCAAAGAAAATAAATTACGAGTATTGTGAAATTATTGGCAATAAACCATTTATGGCTTCTAAAATGAAAATTGTTGTCGATTATGGGAATGAAACAGAACCGGAAAGTATAAACTATAAATCGATGACAGCAGCATTAAATTCTATGGCTAAAAGTGGTTGGGAATTAATACAAACATATACTGCTCCAGCTAATAATGGAAATAATATGTTTTATTGCTGGGTATTGAGACGTGAAATGAAAAAATAGTTATATGATTTGGTTCATTATAATTGTAGCAGTTATTGTTGTAGTTTATTTTATTTCGAAATCATCTGATTCGAAAAAAGAACCTGAGTCTATTGTTGATTCTATGGTGGCTGATATGAGGCTTAAAGTAGATAAGAAATATGTATTAGTAAAAGAGAATTTTGATTTATTTATACGCTCCAGTATGAATGATATAAGTGAAAATAAAAACGATCCAACATATGATTCAAATATTATCAATGTAGCTGTGAAAGGGCTTTATTACAGAAATGAAAATGAAAAATCTATGGCTAAAAAATTGATAGTTCATGAAGAATTATTTTTAGAACGAGAACCTGATAATAAAATAGACCCTAAATCAATTAAAGTGCTTATTTCTAAAAATATAATGATTGGATATGTAGAAGAAAAATACTCTGATTTTTTGACACGACTATTGGATAATGATTATAAAGTAAATTGTTTTGTTTCTAAAATAACTAATAATTATATCCCATATATTTATATGGAAGTATTCTTTTCAGGACATAAGACTTTTACACCAAAAGAACTAAAACAACAGAAAAAGCAACCTGAGGTTGTTTATGTGGATTATAAGCAACGGATTAGCCGCTTGAAAGAAAATATAAAACGGTCTCAAGTAGTAGCTGATAATGCGACTAAGGAAAATATAAGGGATAATGCATTGAAACGAATTGAAGAATACCGAGTTGAATTAGCTAATTTGGAGAAGATTAGAGATGATAATGAAAATAATTGATATTTTTCATTGTCAATTAAAATAAACTCTGCATCTTTGCAGTACAGAACAACATACAAGGGACTTAGTCCCAGCTAGCGAGCTGGTTTTTTTATGTCCAAAAACTTATTTTAAAATATAGCGATGCTATATCACGAGCCGTTTGGAGCGGTAATTTCCCCTTGGGTTGTTCTGTAGCGTGATATTGGCATCGCTTTTTTATTGCCAAAAATCTAAAACAGAACAACCCAAATGAACACAACCACAACCCGCAGGCCTCGCCCTGCAAACCCTTCTCCCGAAAACCCTGTGCATGAAATTAAGGTCACCGACATGGTCACTGCCCGAAAATTACTGAAAGCTTTGTATTTAAATTTGAAATCGAATATCGATAAGGAAACAACGATTGATTTCAGATATGATGGAACTACTACTAATGTGGCTTTTATTACCGGAACTACTGAAATGAAATTTAATTTAGTGGAAGGAGGTACATTATGAGTAAAAATAATGTATCAGTAAACGGAATAAATATAACTCCAAACATTTCGGAAGTATTAACTTGCTGGTTTGGTCATTATGAAGATACAAAACTGAATCGTCCGGAATTAGTATGTGTAACAGAAACGGCACCTGAAAGTTATGCACAATCACTAATAAAAGTGCAGGATCTATTAATTGATCAACTGGAACAAACGTATCCTGATATCGACAGGAATTTGTTTGACGTATTGTCAGCTGTAAAAAGTATGCGATTGGATTTTGAAAAACTTATACCCTCAAAACGAATAGAAGAATGAGCGACGAACACAAACCCCCAACCACCCAAGCGGAAGCCTTTAAAATGATCACACCGCTCGATCCGGCAATGCCTAAAGGTGCATTCTCTGCCGAAGAAAAGGATATTGCATTTTTTCGATTAGTAGAGTTTATCCGGTTATTGTTACCTGAAAGTTAAACTTTGTTATATTATTATGCTAACTATCTGATTAACAATTAGTTACATTACATTTGTGGAGTAATTTATAAAAACAACTTTTAAAAATAACATTATGGAAACAAAAATTTGTGTATTTGAAGAAAACAACATTACCTTTCTGCTTTCGAAGGATAATGGAATGATGATTAATGCCACCGAAATGGCAAAACCATTTAATAAACAAGTGGTTGCTTTTTTGAGAAATGATGACACTAAAAATTTCATTTCAGAGTGTTTAAGAAGTGAGAATTCTCACTTCTTAAGTGTCAAAAAAGAAGAAGATTTATTCACTTCATCTAAAAAATTTGGTACATTTATGCACCGTGTTTTAGCTTTGAAATTTGCGGCATGGTTAAGTCCTAAATTTGAACTTTGGGTTTATTCTACTATCGAAAATTTACTTTTCGGAAAAATGGTAGAACGTGAAAAATCTTATGAACGAACCGTAGCGCTCGAAAACGAACTGGACAAACTCGAAAAGAAAGATAATAAAACAGGGTTGAATTTCGAACGAGCCATTGTAATTAAGGAATTGCTTAAAAAAGAAAGGGCTTACAGAACTTCGCTAACAAAAGTAAATGTAAACGAAATGCGAAGCTTGTTTGTTGATAAAGATTTTGAAGAACAGATTTCAGATAATTAAAGCCTATTTGCGATGCTATCAGATTAAATTAAAAAAACAAAAACTAATAATCATTATCCGGACGGAAGATATTCCGTCCGGATTAAAAAAAACATCCTGAAAACAACATTATTACTGACTGTAAATGAAACAGAGATTATTTGCGCTGAAAAAGAATTTGAAACATTAGTTCCAATTGCTCCCATTTGCATTTCATTGGGATTGAAAACAAATCGCCAATTGGATTTATTGAAAAGGAATGAGTCTTTGCTTAAATTTCTCCAAACCGAAACTATTGAGTATAATGGATTAGAATTTACAGCCGTGCCCTGTTTACCTATTAAGTGGATATTTGGTTGGTTGTTTACAATCAAAAATGTAAGCAACTACGATGATGTTATGAACATATATAACAGCATTATGAATTTTGTTAAAGCTCAAAAAGAATAATAAAATTGAGAAATAAGCAACGTTTGTATATTTATTTCTCAAAATAAATATATAATATGAGAAATAAGAAAATTATAGTTTTAAAACAACTCAAATTTTTTTCTGTCCTTTAAAAGCTCACTCCGGTGAGCTTTTTTTGTATCCATAAATTCATACTCAGGATTATGGTACAATACAATCATTTCAACTACTGTCAGGATCTTACCACTAAGCTAAAGCTTTTTGCCGATCATCCTGAAGGCGTGTTCCACCGCGCTCCAAATTCCGACACGTTGCTATCCATTAGTCAACGGTTATCATCTATCGGTCATGCGGTTCTGGTAGCAATCGACGGAAAAGACTCCGACTTTAAAGACAACGAAGCTGAGCAACTACTCAAGCATCCGCAGTATTTTATCATGATCCTATTGCCGGCAAGCAACGATGATAATGATGCCATTCTTCTTGCTCAGGAAATAGCTGAAGCTAACTGCGTGCAAATTATGCTGAGAATGCATGATCAGCGTGATAAAATGCTGGAGGGACTTCACGGTCTGGAAAAAAGCAGTTTTTCCATTGGATCTATCGGTCCATTGGGTGAAAACCTATATGGCGCTGTCATGGGCTTCGCGCTTGAGCATGGAATTAGTACTAAAAAAGATGACAAGTATTGGGTATGAGACCGGAACTTCAGGATATGACCGTGAGCGACTGGATGGATGCTAAACTGAGTATGAATAGCAATTCGTTCAAACAACTTATCAATGTGGCTCGTGCCGGACATATCCAGATACCTTCCATTGTAGTTCCTAACTTCAACCCGCGCATAACTTTTATTTCCGAAAGCGATACGGCCATGTATCAACGGGTAAAAGATATTGAAGCGGTTAATACCTTCAATAAAGGCGTACGGAACTGGGGCGAAAAAGTAGAAGCATTACTCAAGCAATCGGCGCAATCACGATTTGGACATGAGGATCGCCCAATATCCGACGAATTTCCACGCCTGAGCGATAGTATAAAATTGAATCTCCGGTTTGATAAGCAATATAAATTGGAAACCCGATCGGTTGGTTTTTCAGTTGCCCGGCACGGAGTTTACTTACACGAAGGCGCCGGACGTGGATACGGTGGACTTACCGGCAGTAAATGGACGGATAGATACAATAAAAAACATACCACTAATCCTGATAGTATGGGCAAAATGGGTACCGGAAACCGAACAGCTGAATATTGGTTTAATGACATTATCCGTAACAATATGCCTGAACTGGCTGATATTGTGGCGAATTATAGTTTGGATATTGCAGTAAATATAAATAGTATTTTTTTACCTGAATAGATTATGGGAAACGATTTTAATAGAGGAATTCGGGTATATCTGGAAACTTCTGATTACGGAAAAGGCATTAATGCCATGGTGGCTGCCACGCAAAAATATGAAAGCGCCATTAATGAACTGACCGAAAAAAGCAAGCAAATGACTGCTGCCGGCCAGAACTCCGGAAAAGCATGGGAAGATCTTCAGAGACAATTGAAACTGAATGAAACTCAGCTGAAGAAAAGTCAGAATGCAGAAAATGAGTACCGGCAGAAAATGAAGGAAACCGAGAAAGTATTGAAAAATCTTTCGGGTGTAAGCTATAATGAACTTATTCAGGTTCAAAAGCAACTGCAAAAAGAACTGAAGGCAACTACACGCGGAACGGATGAACATAAAACCAAACTTCAGCAGCTTGAGAAAGTAAATAATGAAGTTGCTGATTCCCAACGTGAAATGAATAACCAGTATGGTGCTGGTGCTAAAGGAATATCGGGATTTATTGGTAACCTGTCTATGATGCCAGGTGCAGTAGGATGGGTTGGCAGATCATTACTTGGTCTGGGAGATGCTCTTGGAGCTTTTATAATTAGCCCAACAATGATAGCTATTACTGCTATTGTTGGATTAATCGGAGGTATGTTTATGTTAGCTAAACATTCAATGGAGTTTGGTAAAGCAGTTTCAAATTTGTCGGCATTAACTGGAGCTGTAGGAAAAGACCTTGATTTTCTAAAAGATAAAGCCAAAGATTTAGCAAGGCAATATGGACTATCAGCCACTGAAATTGTGACTTCCATGAAATTGGTAGGAAGTGCAAAACCTGAATTATTGAGCAACGTATCAGCATTATCGGATATGACGGCTGCCGTTCTAACACTAACCAAAGCAACAGGAATGGATATGACTGAAGCTACGCAGGGTCTTACTACTATTATGAACCAGTTTAGTTTATCGGCTGCCGAAGGTACCAGAGTTATTAATGTGCTAGCTGCCGGAAGTAAATACGGTTCTGTGGAAGTTGATTATTTAAAAGAAGCAATATCAAAAGTTGGTACTATAGCTAAATCTGCTGGTTTAAGTTTAGAACAAACCACTGCTGCTATGGAACTTTTTGGCGAAAAAGGAGTAAAAGCCGAAATAGCAGGTAACGGGTTTAAGAAAGTTTTGATTGAACTACAATCGGATACTAAAAATTACAAAAATGGAATTTTCGACCTGAATTTAGCAATTGATAATAACCAAAAAATTGCCGGAAATAATATCAAATTACAACAAAAATTTGGTCAGGAATTTTTCAATGTTGCTCAAATATTATTCCAAGGTAAAGATCGGTTTAATGAACTAACAAAACAGGTAACAGGTACAAATACAGCTTTTGAACAGGCTGCAATTGCTACTGATAACTTATCGGGCGATGTAGATAAAATGAGTGCC